ACATTTCGCTCTCTCCAGGCAGATTTAGGACTCCAACCTGTAGATTCGAGGATTTCTATATATTCAGCGGTTTTAGAATCTGTAGCAATACTAGGCGTACTGCCCAACCTTTGAGAAAGAGCATTTAGAAGATAAGCACTTTTATTTTCCCAACAATCAACTAGAATTAAAGATCTTATGATCCCAGCTTCATAAGCAGCTTGAATCTGTTTCTCTTTGAAAGATCTTCTGTTAAAATATAAAGACTTTATGGTTTTTGCATATGGTCTCCATCCTACGAATAATCCTGATGTTCCATCAACACAAATTTTGAATCCCATCAATTCGTGTTGAGTAATATCCTGAGATCGTATTACTTCACCTTTGAAAGTAAATCCAAAATCATAATAATTCTGATTTTGAATGCTCAACCATGGGCAATTAGCTGGATAACTATGTAGCCAATTATCCCCATGGGAGCTTACTTTCACATCTCGTATTCGTGAATTTGATATACTTGTTCCAGAAACCATCAAATTCTTGAAAACATTATAGAGATACACCATAGCTGTAGCGATTACATTTCGTTGTCCTGTTCCATAACCGCCGTCTGGATTTCCATCGTCTTTCTGTAAAATCTCACCACCATAATTTCTAGGTATTACAAAAACTGAAGAATTCAAATCTTTTTCAAAATAGTCCAAAAGAGTTTGTTCTTCATTTGTTTGTAATAATCTCTTATAGTAGCGATGTATTAACATGTTTAATTCTTTGGGAGTATTCTTGCCCATCTTTCTAATATCGTAACTCTCTTTCTCAGGGTTCTGACAAATTCTATATACTGTATCATGAAAATTACAAAAGAAAGGATTGAATTTATCTGAAATTAATGAATTATCTACTAATTCATATAGAGGTTGATACAACAATAATTGATTCATGTACCAATAGTTCTCTGGAGCAAGAATAACTCTTGTTTCAGGACTATCGCCTTTGCAGGTTTTAGGGACAGCAAATAATGTCCAATAATGAGTGTAAGGAATACCTCTAAGGATTGATTCCCTAAACTGTTCTGCTAGCTGTTTCTGTTCTTCGAACCGATGAATTTTCGTTTGATAACCCATCATTCTACTCTGTATACCTGGGAATGCTTTCTTTGAAGCGTCCGAATAAATATCTGAAGTAAAAGTGGAAATTGGTCTAGTTCTCACTCTTGCGTCTTTCGGAATTCGCAACATATGGTCCAA